ATGATGCAAATGATGCAGCAGAACCAACAACTGATCACAATGATGATGGGGAAGCAAGGCGGCAAAGGACCGGGCAAAGATTGACGCAACTATTCGCAAGCAGCAGAAAAAACTAAAGCCAATACGCAAGGCTGCACGAAAGCGTGAGGCTCGCCGGAAGAGCGGAGGTAAAGGGGGCGTGGGAAGGCGGTCGGGGTAATGGCCTATAAGAAGAAGGCCAAGAAGAAGGCCAAGAAAAAGACCAAGAAGAAGGCTAAGAATAGGGCCAAGAAGCAAGAGGCACCGGAGTGGACTTCGTCAATCATCGAGCAGACTGCCGAAGAACGGAAGGCGTGGAATAAGGCACGTGAAGAAAAGGAACTTCGTGCTATAAAGAAGCGGCGCACGTCTACTCCAGGAGAACCCGGTGTCGTTCGGGAGGGGCATAAACATGCGGGGGCACGTGTCCAGTTTTCCCCAATCAGGGCTGCGTTGGCAACTCCAGCCCAACGGGAGGACAGAGTTGCCCAAATGCAGCACGAGTTGGGTATTAGGCCCGGAGATATGGGTGCTAGAGATGCACGAGAAGCGACTCGCATGGCTGCTCAGAATAAACTGACGTCAATGAGGAGTGAAGGCATTCGACGAGGTCAAAGAGCAAGCAGCGCAACCTCAGTTCCACCCCATCGAACCCGTCGAACCGGGCCGCTGTTCGACCTTGGTGGTGGTACTCCAGGAGTCAAGCCTCGTAAGAAACCGGGGACCAAGAAGAAGCCGCCCCCGAAGAAGACCAAGAAGCGTCCGGGTGGACGGCGTAGGTAATGGGAGTATCATGGCATAGCAGTAGCACCGGGTATGGTGACCCAGAGGTAAAAACCCCCAGGTCACCACACTCTCTCAAACCCACACGCACCCGGTATCGAAGATCACCTGCCCCTTCGGCCAGTACCAACAGCAGACCTCAACTGTCCATTGCCAGAGCCAGCACCAACACGGTCAGATCCCTGCTTGCGGTACTGCTCCTGCTGGGACTCGCCATCGTCGTCATTGCCTTCAGCGACACCAACTAGCCCCTGTATTAGATACCTACGCATGTATGTCATGTAGGCACCGAACGGTTGTGGCCCCTTCTGAGGCTCAACGAACGCCTCACTTGACCTTGAAAAGCCAGTCGCACCGTGTACAACTGCACAACACAGCACATGCCCAGCAAACGTGGACGTAGTAATACCACCCTCGTCGGACACAGTGCTTTCACGCTCACTCATCTGCCACTGGATACGACAAGTCGTGGTTACGTACATCCCATGCTTGTTTAGTATCGGCTCAATGTCCTCAAGCAGCGTTGACAGTTGCGTGTACCTGGACTTGAAGTGCGGGTTCACGCTGTCCTTCTTGGTGTTACGCAACTCAGTTTGTGCTGCCACCATGGCATCGTCTACCGTCAAGTGGCTAAACTCCTTCGGCTTCGCCGTCTTCGTTGTCTTCGTTGCCTTCGTCGCCTTCGCTGTTCCGCTCATTCTCAAACCTCTCTCCCAGTTCTATGACAGTCTCACGCAACAGAATGTTCAGCGTGTTGTATACCGTCTTGTTTATGTGCTTCATTAGGTCTTCGTTAGACCTACCCTTCAATGGGACACGTGTCTCGCACCCCATTTCAACGTACTCTTCTCCCATCCATGTAGTAGTAAGTAATAGCCCAACCATAACGCAGTCCGGGTCGCAGTCGTCTAGCATGGCTGGTGTCCAGCCTCCTGGCGATTTGGTTTTTCCTTCGCCACCAATGGCAGCGTCAACGGCAGCGTCTAGCGCAGCCTCAGCGTCCATTTCACGGAAGGCTTTCAGTACCTCTTCACGTCTGCTAAGTTGATCCATCGTGGGACTCCCTTACTTTTAGCATTCTGTAGTTTGTATCTGGCGCACCACCTACCCCCTTACGGGTTCGGAGTGAGTACTCTACATGACCGCCATTGTATGTCCCAACCTCGCCGTCACCTAGAGCCTGTATCAATCTAACTCTTGCCTCCTTCTCAACACCCTTCGCCTCCGCCGACACCTTACGGGCTGACTCGTACTCCTTTACAAGCACGCTGTCAACCTCGACAACCTTGGAGGGCACACGCTTCAGTCGCTTCAGTGTGCGTTGGGCAGGTAGGCAGCCCTCAGGGCACACACCAGCCAACACATTGCCCTCCCAGAATGTGGTACAAGTGTCCACGATCTGGTCGATAATGTCCTGGTCCCTCTCGACAACATACAACTTGAACTTCAGAACAAAGTCAGGCATTAGCACAGGCACCCACACCCTGTCAAATCCCGTGACATACATTTGCCACTGGACTTGAGCAAGGTATGTGAGTGGTATCTGGTCGGTACCCTCGTCGCCCCAATCGTCTGTCTTGCTAGTTGTCTTAGCCTCTACACCCTCGTTCTTGTCAACCAACACACCGTCCATGGTTGCGCTGGCCCACTTGAGTTCAGGGTGTACACGAAACTGGTTGCGCTTGATCTTGCCCACCTTATCCTGAGCGAAGTCAAGCACGCTCACCTCCAACAAGTTGCCCGACCTGATAGCGTCTGGCACCTTCTCATTGGAAGCCTCGAACACACTGGTCTTGGAGTAGTAGACATCCGCAGCAGTCTTGAACGGGCTAACGCCCAAGACGGCGGGGACATCCGACGCACCAAGGTAACGCTTACGTCGTGCTTCGTGCGCCGGAGTTAGCCCCATGAATCAACCTCTCCCTAGTAAGACTAGCAGTGTGAACAGGAAAATGCACAACACGAACATCACCACAGAATAACCAGCCCAACTGTCGGGCACAAGAACCCCGCTAAGGTTGGTGGCAGTGATCGCAATGAAAGCGACGAACAACAACAACACCGCCATCAGGAACCCTCAGTGTATGGCTCACTCATGTACTCACTGAACGTGTTCTCAGTGAGGTGTGCGTACCACGACATGTACTTGAATGCCAGTGTCGCAGGGTCTTCGCCCAACGCATCCGCAATGCAGTACAGTTGGCTGATCCTTGGCAACGACTTGCCACACTCGAACTGACCAAGCGTCACGTGTGAGCAATCGGAATCCTCTGCGAGAACCTTCTGCGATACTTCACCACGCATACGCAGCACACGTATCGGGTTGAACTGGACGAACAACTTGCGTGTAACGTCAGCCTCTAACTTCTCCCGTGCCTCCTTCGTGACGGACCCGCCGCCATTCTTTGAAAGCACCGAAAGCACAATGTCTAACACGTCACTCGGAACACCAAGATCCTCGGCATCGGGTGCCGTTGGCATTTCTTCGGTCACGGTTTCAGACCTCTCCATATCTCATACTCCCTCATCAGTTTGACCGGATCTTCAAGCGTTGCTTGCGCCACCAGTCGGGTTAGTTTTGTCGTGGTTCTCTTATGCCCTGATTCCACACTTGAGTAGTATCCCCGGCTCATGCCAATCATGGCCGACAACTGCTCCTGACTCAAACGAAGAGACATACGTGCTACCCTAAACGGGCACATGCATATCCACGCTAGATGCATCGTCTTGTGGGGTGGTGGTGGGGTGCTAGATATTCTTCCGATGCGGCCCCAGCCAACCCAATCCTCTCTGGGTAACGACATGTCTCTATCGTATCACACTCTCTCTCTCATTGTTTGTATGTTAGTAACCAACCGGGTATCCGTCAAGGTCATGCAGTGTATCCAACACGAATCCACTCGTATCTTCCTTCGCCTCGGTCCCCTTCGGGGTGAGTACCACTATGTTTCCACGCTTCATGTCGGAAGCACTACCCATGGGTGCGGAAGGGAACACTCCGCTGTTGTCCAAGAACCTGAAGTCGTGCTGGTCGCCGTCTATTATCTCACACCGGCCACCCTCTGGGTGGTCAAACCAATCATGCCCACACCTCGGGGTGTTGCGTGTCACAACAGCCACGTTACCACCCTTGTCAAGCACGTCAAGGCATGTATCCCAGTTGTCGCTACCCCTGCTGAATGTAAGGTGGTAGTTCTTTGGGAACCCCATGTGTCCGTCAAGGTACTCAAACATACGGCTGGGCACCTTAGTGTAGTCGTAGTACTGCACCCACTCGGTGTCAGACAACTCGAACATGTTCTTGCCGCTATCAACAAGGTACTTTTCCCAACGTATGTCACTGCCACCGTTCAGCCTTACTGCAAGACGCAGTGCCTGACTGAACGCCAAGTGCAGCACCTCTTCGAGTAACCTCTTCGTGTACCACACACTATCTGCCAAGAACATCAGGGTCTTGGCGAACTCATACAACTGGCAGTCTCTGAACCGTAGGTGTCCTGCATACACAGCCAAGCATGACTCCGTGCATTTGTCTGCCTTGGGGCAACTGTTGTGCTTACGCACCAGTCCACCTAGCAGCCCATACACATGGAACTTACGCTCAACTGCGTCGAGGATCAACTGCCCCTCTTCGGTGGCTGCAATCTCTCCCACCATACGGTGGGGTGACAGGAACTGAACCATTGACTTGAAGCCCAACTCCTCCGACATCTTCTTTGTCTTGGTTGACTCACCGAACAGGTTTACCAAGTTGAATGACTGTCCATTGGATCTCTCCAGGCCAGGGACGTGCAGTATTGGCACGCTCATACTCTCTCTCCTTCTAAGGCTGTCTCATCAGTGCGGGTAGCCTATCTCCCACAAACGGTGCTACGTCGTCATGATGTGCCACTTCCGTGATCGTTCCACCACTACCGACGCACCCGTTCTCGACAATCAGTTCAGTGACGTGCCGTACTGTATGCACACAGTCTCTGCCGTCTCTTGGTCCGGCACCTTGAGGTCTTGATCGAACTCCGACCGTCTCCGGCTGTCAAGCACTGTCTTTGCCGTGTCCATGCGGACGTACACCTTGGCACGATCAGACCGACCGTTGCTCAGTGTCTCGCTGAACCTGGACCCAGTGTCCATGCCGGTCAGTTTCAGACCACTGTTCAGTGCCCACGTCACGCAGTTCCTGACTCCGAGCATGCTGTTGCCGCCTTCTGCATCGAAGTCGCTTCCGAACTCCCCGGTGAAGGGGAGACTCTTGAGCCACTCCTTCTTGAGTTCAGCGATCATGCGTGTGTCCTTGCGGCATTGGCTCGTGCTTGCCAACTCAGACTTCGGCTTGTCGTCAACGTAACACTCGTTCGCTGCCTGGTAGTACTCCCCGGAGGAGTTCCAACGACCACTCAGTGAGTACCCAACCAGTGCGGCGAAGCCATTGGAGGTCAGCGGTGTCTTGGACTCAGACTCAAGCAAACGTATCTGGTAGTCTACGTTGCGGGTCGTGGATTCGTACGTGTCGAGGCCCACTGCCGTATTGAACGCAGTGTGGAACTCCTTGTAACTCGGAGCCTCTTGACCACTCAAGCACTCAATCGTGTGTGCGTCAGGTGACAGGTTGCCCACCGTGTGACGCTTCAGCATGACATCGTCAGTGACCATGACGAACATACCATTGAGGCACGCCAGTCTGGTAATGTAACGAGAGATGCTCAAGCGTGCTTTGTTGTCCCATGACACGTTCACCGAAATCTCATGGCCCAGGTCACCCAGTGCGGGTAAGGTGCTGCTTGTCCGGTCAGCCCAGACGATACTCATCGTGAGGCCAGCCAACCCACTACCGCACATGCGGCGAACAGTCCTGACCTTGTACACCCCGACCCCTTCGGAATCCAACGCCCGTTGAAGGGCAGTGACAATCTCCGAGATCGGGAGGCAGAGGTGATCCCCCTTGGTTTGTCCAACCACGTGTGTCGCTGGCTTCATGCCCCTGTTTGCCTCGAACTGGGTGGGGGCTTGACATGCCTCGGTGTGCCAGAAATCCGACACTGAGCCGGTCGTGCTGCTCACCCGTGTCTTCTGGTGAGACCACCTCAACAACTTGCGCACCCGTGGGTGTTCTGCTAGTAGATTGCTCATAAAACGTCTCTCTCCCTCGTACAAGCCATACCCCAGACCATCCGGGGCAGGATTCTTCAGGACTAAACAGGATAGAATACCGGAGGCTGGTAGTGCCTAAGTCCGCAAACGAAACAGACTTACCAACCTATAGGATAGTTCAAGACACTAAGGGGAAGGAGGTGTGCCTTGCATATCACAGGCGAGGGTTCCCAACCCCCGGCATATTTCATCCTGCTCTCTCTGTCCGCTCACTGTTTTAGGAGTGGGGCGAGAAGGGTTAGATGTTCAGGGTCTCTTGCAATCTCTTGCACCATGCCCCGGCGGCACGGTTGGAGAGTTGATTCGTGTACTTGCGTAATGAGGTCTGCGGGTGGTCAACGGTGACGTACTGTCCGCCGAAACAGTGCGCTGCTGTCGGGCCTCCGCCGGTGTGCTTCGTCAGCGGTATCATCTTGTTGAGGCGAGACGAGTAGATCCTGTTGTCTATCATGGGCACATTCGACGAGAAGATTTTGTCAGCCAGAGAAGGGCGGGTTGGTTCCACCCACTTGGGTTGCGGCTCACCTGCATCGACGAAGTATACCAGTTTGTCTGGCCCAACACACACTACACCAGTGCTGACTTCCACCGCATGATGGCTGAACACCGAGTAACTGGCGATGGGGCTGCCTTTCAGGTCGAAAGTTATCGGCCCAAGGCCAGCGTCCACCACCTGCCCAACGGTACGCATGCTCATCGGCAGGGCCAACGCCTCAGGGAAGTGAACACCCAGGTCGAAGGTGTAGTAGTCGTGCCCCTCCAGTCGCCAAGGCTGTGCTTTGTCCCACCCCTTCGGTGAAGAGTCCGCCTCCAGCAGCGTGAACTCCTGAGAGTTCAGGGCACGCCAGCAAGAGAACAGATCAGAGACTGCCGAGGGGTTGAGCAACCGTCCGGGGTGTGCGTCAGAGTAGCATAGCCCCAGACTGGACAGCCCCGGCTCAAGAAGTAGCATTGAATGCTTCGCCTCTTTCACCAGTGTGTTGCTGAGGTAGGGTATACCCTCTTGTACGAGTTCAACCATAGTCACTCCATTTCTATTTCTACGCCCCACTTCTAAAAAAGTGAGGGCCAACCCTCCACCGCACGAGGGCTGAACACACCACGAATGGCATGTAGAGAGAGTATTTGTCAGGCTGTTGGTCGCTTGGTGCTTTCGCTACCGGCTGCGTTTCGCATGCCCCGGCAGGTACTGCATGGTAGGATCTCTACCTCACACCTAGCCCATTGGCCCACCTCTGGAACGGTAATCCACTGCCCTTGTAGCGTGGTGTCGTTGCCCGGTCGCCGTGGCATCATGTTCATACTGTCAACGCTCAGCCACTCCGATGCTTCAGGGAGTGTATCCCACGACCATAGCCGGGGTGCCAGTTCAGCCGAGCCTGATGGCTAGTGCGTGGCGAGTTGCACCAGCGAAAAGGCACGATACAGCAGCGGTAGCACCATGCAACCCATAGCACCCATATCCGCTGAAAATAGGCAGGATTCTCCTTGAGACCAGCCCGGATAGGCCCATACTCCCCACAGAAAGGCGGCACCATGCCAACACATGTATCGAGACTATCCTTCAAAGACAAGGATACGAGCAGAGACAACCTAAGGAATGGCCCCAGGCTAGAAGGTCCGGGGACATCGGAGTGTAGCGAGGCGGAACTCTATGGACCTTTTCAAGGGGGTGCTTCCGGTCGCTTTGGTCAAGGGTCGCTGACCCATGACTACACACCGGAGGAACAGCCACCGTTATCGCTTCCCAAGTTTCAAATCGTAGACCAGGAGATGGCGAGGCACACGGCACACTGTGTCAAGGTTCCACAGTTCCACGGTAGGTTGACCGATGCACAACAGCAGTATCGTATCGACAACTTCATCCAGATGCCCGGCACCCTGTTATCCATCCTGTTTATGAAATACACAGCCAACAGCACACCGCAACCCCACACGAGCCACTACTTCGCACGCCAGGAGCGGAGCAGAGCAGAGAGATACCGCACCGCTGCCAGCCGCCACCTCATAGCCAGATCGGCAGGTAAGTAATGCCGTCATTCAGGGATTGCGACATCAGGGTGCTACAATGTGTGTACACGGTCACGCTTGGATGTTTCCGGCGTATCGAGTTATCGCCAGGAGCATTGACCCACTTACTGCTTGAAGCAGACACAAAGCACAGGGTGATTATTGCCGCCGATCTAACCCACGCATTTACCCACCAGTCCCGTATCCCCGACATCCTTGTTAGGTATTGGCGAGAGACACCACGAGGTCGGGCGCACCTCGAAGCAGTGGCGAGGTTAGTGGAATACACAGGAGATGATGCCGACTGGTATCCCGGCGTCCGTTTGCCACAGTTCAAAGAATGGCAGAAGAATAGACACCACCAGATCGGCGTGCTTAGGAAGTGGCGATCATTCCACGCCTCAAAGAACAGCAGCGGGGACTTGATTCCGCACGCTCGCCCCGCTCGCTTCCCGACCACCCGTGATCTCATCCAAGAAATCATCCTACGGAAGATGTTCCCCGGATCGTACGACCACGGCCAGCGGGTAGCCCAGGCGCAAGGATCGACAGATAACCCCGACCGAGATTTCGTTACCGGCATCACCAGATACTAGGTAAGGTGCAAGCAGAAAGGGGGGCCAAATGGCTCACAAGATTACACTTCACGAGAGGTCGATGATCGGGATCAAACACGGAGAGGGTACCGACATCGCTGTGCCGATCTTTGCTGGGTATCACTGGCACTGCTGGCACTGCCGTCGAGGTGGGGAAGTGACCGTCGAGGGTGGAATCACCAGTGATCGGATCGAAGCAGTCAATGAGAAACTCGATTGTCCGAACGATAACTGCGAAGAGATGCACCGTCGGAGATCCTCGTGATGCAGACGATGGCAGCGGTATTTATGGCGGTGAGTTTGGCGGTGATGGCGATCATCGTTAGCGACTGGATTGCATCTGCTTGGCGGTGGTGGCGACGGTAGCCCGGAGGGTATCGCTGATCTGTGGGCTGCTGGTCTCAGGACTGGTGGCCCTTTTTTTGTGCGGCTTGCCCCGTGTCGGTTTTCGGTCGGTCTCGTATGGCTTTCGGCAGTCACTTGAACGCCAGGTGCTGGGTTTTGCGTGAAAGTTTTCTCGTAGCAGGGGGGTAGTCCCCCATCAAAGAGGGGGGTTTGGGGGGTGTATGTCCCATTTCCACGATGAAACCCTAAAACCGTCCTGGTATCCTATTCCATCCTGATTCTATCCTGCACCTAACCCTAGGCAGTGTATGGGGTTATCCCCTAACAGGATACATCAAGACCAAATAAGAGATCCTTGTTATATAGGCTATAAGTAACAGGTGTTGGAAACCCGTCCTTTTTGTCCTGCTATCCTATATTATCGGCCCTGGCCGCTAAACCCCTTCAGGACACGCCTGTGCGCCCCAATGAGGAATCGCTCTGTGAGCCTCTCACTGCCAGACCAGGACGAACCAAGACAGACGGGAATCCCCATGCCCATGAGAGCCAAGAGGGTGCCCTCGACCTGGGACGGCTTGATCTTGGTGGCCCTCCACTGCCCCATGGAGATTTCCTCCCAGGACGACTCAACCATGAGCAGGATCTCACCCCCGGCTTTGCCGATAAGGAGTAGCCGCTTCATCTGCTGCATGAACCTACGTCGATCACTACCCACGCAGCGAACCAGGTCAGGCAAAGACTTTCGCTCAACCATTATTTGTTCTTCAAAACCCAGTACACTGTAGTCGCCAGCCTTGAGGCAAGCAGTGACTGTAGGGATCTCGCCATTGAACCCATAGGGCTTCTGCTCCCTGGAGTCCACTACTATGGTTGGCCCCTCATAGGGAATACCGTGCTTTAGCACCTCTAGTAGTTCCTTGTTGGACATACGACCTCCGGTCGCCTTGAGGTGTAAAAAAAGCGACCCCCCGTAGCCCCACGGGAGGTCGCAAAGAAGGAGAGGTGAGGAGTGAAACTCGTACTCGTCGAATGGCTCGACATTATCGGTAAGGACTCTTGGCAGTCCCTCGAAAAAGCACGGGCCACTCCCCCAGAGAGATTCCGTTCCGTCGGGTGGTTGTTGCGCAAGGACTCTAAGGCTGTAGTCATTGCCTCGTGTCATTCCAAGAAGGACGACACCACAGGGGGGGTCACCTCGATCCCCATAGGGTGCGTCTGCTCAGTAAAGACTATTCCGGGCTATCGTATGCCCACTCTCCCAACTTCGGAGTAATGTTGACAAATACAGTCTGACCCCCAATCTTCTTCTTGTCAATACGGCTCTTCTTCTTTTCTCCATAGTGGTCAACTATCTCAAGCACCCTGCCTGTGACATGCCTAGCGAAGTTCGTCTTACTGAAGTGGCAGTGGATACCCTGGTCTTTCAGCCAAGCGTTGTACGACTTGTATGCGTCATTCAGTGGTACACGCCCCAGATCGCCAGTAGGGTCATAGGTCTCAAACAGCCACGTGCCTACGTGGTCCTCGCTTGTACGGTACTCGTCTAGCGCACCAAGCACGGACTTCGGCATATCTGCCCCTTCCTTCAGGTAAAGGTGGGCACCCTCGATAAGCCAGGAGACTATGCGGTCCCCCTCTTCAGAGACAATCCGGCGCATAAGCCCTGGGTCTTGTTCATGCTCTGGTATCACCACCTTGAAGGGTACTGGTGCCATACGCCTCCACAGGCCATGCCCGGAGTCACGGATTGCTGGCAGGTAGTTGGTGAGGACAATGAATGAGGTTATTGGCCTGAAGGAGTGCGGGTTCTTGAACAGCAGCCGTCCACTGATAAGGGCTTCACCTCCGGTGAGCATTTTGAAGCGTTCGTCGTTCAGAGTGACCCCTGACCCGAACTCGTGTACCAGTCCGACTCGTTTGCCCATGAGGCATGCGACCTTGTTCTCCCCCCCGTCTCCCTTGCCGGTAAGAGTGCCTGAGGGCACAGGAATGCAATAGTCGCCAAGACATTCTTGCAATATCCCTGCCAATACCGATTTCCCATTGGCTCCGTCTCCGAAGAGTATCAGAGCCTTGCTAAAGCCAACGTTGCCTAGCACGCAAGCCCCCAGGCATTTCTGTAGATACCTTACCGTGTCCCCGTCCTCTGATAACACCTTGTAGAGGAAGTCCACGAACTTCAGTGGTGACTCTGCGACATTATCGGAACTTAGGGCTATGTCCCGGTCAATGGTGCTGGTCATGAGGTCGTTCCGCTCGTGCGGGGTTATCGTTATCCCTGCTGCTGATACGGTTGCTGTGCCGTTCCTGGCGTTCACCTTGAAGTCCTTCTTGTCGAGATCCTTGGCTCGAATCCAGTACTCGTCGAACAGTGCCGCAGCATTGGTGATTCCATTGACACCCTTTGCCGTCAGCAGCCTTCTGCACAGCCGATTGAGTCCCTCGTTGCGATTCTGCGAATCGTTGAGCAGCCTACTGAGGTATCTCCTGCACCGCACCTTCACCAGTTGCTCTGCACGCTCACCCATATCCCAGTGTGTCCCGCTCCAATAGATCCACCCCATGCCGGTTTCGTAACGCATATCTGCGCCGTGTTGACGCATAAACGCTTCAGCCACCGAACTCTCTATTGCCTCTGGCAGTTGATCTCCCGCCTCGTCCACCTGCGGTGCCCGTGAGTAGACGCTCCGAATGGTTGCGTCAACCTCATGCTCACGCAGCGGTGGGACGTTCATGGAGTCGTTGAGGGATCTTGCGTGGTCACGTGCCTGATCCTCTGGAACTCCTTGATCCCTGAGTGTCCGCACCTCGTTGAAGATACGGTTGTTCCGTCCACCCTCCTCTTGCCGTACACCCCCCTCGGGGAAGTCGTCGAAGTTGTGTGTGCCACTGCCCACCTCATGTAGGGACGTTGGTATCATGCTATCAGAGTTCTTGTTGTTGTAGGTTCCGGGTAGCCGCATAATCCGGGCCACCTCACAAACCTTTGCGTCCCCACCCAGCGTGCTTGCTAGGTGCCTCAGTTTTGCCAGCAGCGTTGGGTTTGGTCTGCCATTACTACCAAGGGTTGCCACCTTGTAGTCCAACACCCAGTACAAATGCACACCGTTGCCAGACAGCATCAGCCAGTTGGGCGCAAGCCCGGTTAGGTCCGCAGCATTGTCTGCGTACTGCACTACGTCTAGTTCGCTGGTGTTCACCCCGTCAATGTCCACCCAGAGGGCTTTCACGTTGGCAGTGTTTCTGGCACCACCCCCGGAGTTAGGGCACACCCTGCTTGCAACGCCAAATCCAATGTTGGTGTCACGGGAGTCTATCCAGACGGGCGGCTTCCGTATCCCCTCCTTGCCTGTCAAGCAGATCGCACTCTGTGGGCTTTCTGACCCCCACGTCCTCAGGTTTATCCAGTCCCCTTCGTCGAACAGTTGGGACAGGAACCTTTTCGTATTATCCTGCATTACGTACACTCTCCTTCTTCTTCTCTATGGCAGCACTCGCCACGTAGGCGATCTCTCCTGCCAAGTTACGGGCTGCTCCCAAGGGTATCTCTAGTCCACCGTGGACCTCCCCTGAGGGTAGGGCTAGTTCTAGTACCACAACGTCTTCTGTTGAATCATGGTAGACTCGGCAGGTTATGGGGTAATCCGTTACATCCTTCGATCTCTTTGAGGGTCTCATACTCACAAAGTGCCTCCTCTACCCGCAACCGTGCTATGGCTAGGGCAGTATCTTGTTCATAAGGTTTGGGTTCAAGTACGTGCGTCTCTACCCAGCCACAATACGGGCTGCTATAATAGGTCAGCGGTCTGGTATCGTATCCCACCGTTATGGAAGGGTCAAGGAGTAGTGCCCTGGCGTAAACACAGAACCTCTCCATCTCAAGTTGCCTGGTGGCTTGCATCCGTTGGTAAAGTTGGTACAGTTCGCAAAGCCGATCAATCACGTCTGTTGTAGTTGTAGTCCTTAGCGATTCTGCCCAATCTTCATAAAACTCATGCTCAAGTCGTATCCTGACCCAGTGGTTTATGTATAGCCGAACCCTTTCCTGGTTCTCCTGGATGGGCATTGTCTTGTAATCCTCGTACATGGTTACCGCCGCATATTTCAACTCTGAGTCCGACATCACCGTGGGAACTAATAACCTCAAAGTTTTCATGCGCTGCATCGAGGGGTTTACCATGTCTTTCCGAATGGGCCAGCCGGGGTCTTCCAGGTGGCCTTTCTTTATGTGCAAAATGTCTAGCGGATTCAGCATTGATTCTCCATGTTCCGTTACTGCTGCATTTATAGGAGTCGAGCCTCCCAGAGGAGCAGAAGAGGCAGACCCTCGCTCTGCTGACCCCCAAGAGGCTCGCTACTTCCCGTGTTGTGAGGAGGCTAGAAGGGGACTTCATCTCTGCTCGCCCCGCTGGTTGATCCGACTGTCTCACTGCCCTCGCCCATGGTGGGCAACTTGAACTGGATGTTGTGAGCAATGATCTCGTGCTTCACACGTTTGTTCCCGTCCTTGTCCACCCACTCGTCCTGGGAGATACGGCCTTCGACGACCAACTCGTCTCCCTTGCGGCAGTACTCGCATACGACCTCTGCGGTCTTCTTCCAGGCCGTCACGTCCATGAAGAGGACTTCGGAGTTATCCTTCCCTCCACGGTTGGCGGCGATCCTGAGGTTGCTGACAGAGACTCCGTTGGGGGTCTCACGAAGTTCGGGGTCTTTTGTCAAGTTCCCCGCAATGATAATGTGGTTGATCTGCATGCAGATCCTTCCTGTATTAGGGCTTCCTGCCCGTTGCGTCCTTGCCCAGCGTGGGTTCGGAAGGGCCATTCTCTCATCTCTTGGATGCCCGTCAATAGATTCCCCAACATTTTTTCTGCAAGAAACTATTGTCGGAAGCCCCTCTATACCGTAAAATGTTCAAGCATGAGAGGTGGATCTATGCCAACACCCTCCCCACGTCTGCCAAGCAGTTCTTCTAGGGGTAAGTATGACGACATGGTTATACGTATGGGACTAAAGGACCAGATGCGCTCTCTCATTGAGGGTGGGTCAACCTTCCAGGACGCTTGCGGTGAAGTAGGAGTCCCATTCGAGTTAGCCCTTGCCCTGACAAAGACCGACGAGGATTACAGGGCTATGTGGTCAGACAGTAACAGGTCTGAGCAGGGCGCACACTCCGAAGGTGCTGTAACACGGCTCTACCCGTCAACTGTACACCGTTCACCCACTGAGGTGAAGGAACACTTCATGGGTATGCTCCAGGACGCTGGCCTGTATGAGAAGTTGGGTCAAATGGCTGCCCTTGCAGAGCCAGGGACCAAGGAAGGTGATCGGGTACTAATGTTTTTCGGTAGATCAATACTTCCAATGATAATACCCAAAGACGCACCTGAGGCTCCGACCATTATCGCCCTGAAGGAGAAGTCCGACATAGAACTCAAGGATATGCTTGACAACATGCAGAGGAAGAGGATCTCAGATGGATCGGAGTGAACTACTAAGGGAAGTCGAGTTGGAGACGGAACTGTCCCGTAGGGTCAGCCTGGATCTGCTGTCTAAAATAAACCTCAATGGCCGTCAAAGGGATTTCCTCAACGCTTGCTCGAAAGAGACCATGCTCACGGGGGCAAACCAGGCGGGTAAGTCCACTGCTCTGTGTATGAAGTTCACATTCCACGTTACCGGCCTGTACCCGGAGTGGTACACAGGATACAAGTTCAAGGGTCCGATCCAGGGGGCACTGGGGGGCGAGACTGCCCAGTCTACCCGTGACCTCCTTGTGAACAGGCTGCTTGGCACACCAGAGGAGCGTGGTGGTGGATACCTACCCGCTGAGACGTTCGACCCAGCAGACGACATAACCAGACTGAGCGGTGGTGTTGCAAATCAGATCGACTACTTCAAGGTAAAGCACTACGACAGCGAAGGGGACTTCGACGGGTACTCCAAGGTCTATGTATTTGCATACTCCACGGGCTGGCGTAGATTGCAGGGTTACTCGCTGGACCTAGTTGCCATTGACGAAGAGCCAGACATGATGGTCTACGATGAACTGTCCGCAAGGACAAATGCCACCGGGGGGTTTGTCGATATAGCGATGACTCCGCTCAGGGGCGAGACAGAACTATACATGTTGTTTGAGAAGTCCCCGAAGGACGGGATAAAGCGTCTAATCAACTACGACATATCCCAAGCGGACCACATGGGCGTTGAACACCGAGAGACGCTTATGAAGAAGTACGAGAACAACCCACTGGCAGACGCAAGGCTTCACGGTAAGCCTGTAAGGTCTCAAGGGCTGATCTACAACATACCGCAGGGCAGTATAGTGACACCTGACTTCCTAGCGTCGGAAAAGTTCCACCAGATCATTGGGATAGACCTAGCGCACACCGTTGGCAAGTACGCCGCTGTACGTCTGGCAAAAGACCCCATGTCTGGTATATGTTATGTGGTAGAGGACTTCAAGGCTGAGAACATCCGACTGGGCGACTTCGCTTCCCAGTTGCGTGTAATGGGTGGGCATGAAATACCTGTGGCGTGGCCGCATGACGGTATGAGGCAAACCAATAGCGGTACAATCGTTGGTGAACTTCGTGGGCACGGGATAAACGTCTTGAACGAGGCTTCGTATGTTGTTGACCCCATGACGGGCAACAAGACACGGGCTGTAATGAATGTTATCGAAGAAACCATGGGGTTGTTGCAGACAGGCATGTTGGTGTTCATGGCTAACGGTTGCAAGCGAACCCTGGAGGAGATGCGCCGGTATAGACACCACAGGGGCAAGGTTGCACTCAACCAGGAGGACCACTGTATCGACGCACTGCACAAGGCCGTAATGATGCTGCGGTTTTGTAAGCCTACGGGCACTTGTAGGAGTAGCACAAGGATCAGAATGGTAGACGAAGACTTCTTTGGGGGGTGGTAATGGTAAAGCGTGCAGTTGAACTAATGTCTAGGTTTTCTGCGATGAAGAGCAGTCGTTCGAACCACGAGTCTGCTTGGCAGGACATATCTGACTATATGATGCCCTTCCGGGGCGACATAACAACCAAGAAGTCCGGGGGGTCCAAGCGGGTGAAGCCCGTGTTCGATTCCACTGCCATGATTGCCGCTGACCACTTGGTGAACTTTATGAAGGGTGCCTTGTTGCCACCCAGTCAGGACTGGCTGCGTATTGTACCCCCATTCGATTACCAACAAGATGACACTATCCGCAAACTGCTGGATAAGACTGCCCAGCGAGTTCTTGCTGCCCTATCACAGAGCAACTTCTATACTGAGGCCACGGGCGCACTGCGTGACCTGATTGTGTTGGGTAACTCCACAATGCTGGTGGAGGAGGACACCATCTCACCTGGATACGGTGGAGGGCTTCTATTTGAGGCGGTTCCGATTGGCCGTATGTGGTGGACACAGGGTAAGGGTTCCCGTATCACCATGGTGGTCAGGGAGTACTCAATGCCAGCACTCGACGCTGTAAGGTACTTCGACAACCCAGGCAAACCGGCACTGACACATGTTTCTCAAGGTAGGCCCATGGAGGAGGTTCTATACCACCAGTTCTGCTACGAGAATGAAAACAAGGTGAAGGGTGGGTCACCCTCCAAAACAAACAAGGACTATGTCAGCACCTGGATATGTTCTGACGGGATACCCCCAACGATTGTCCGAGAAAGCGGGTACGACACAAAGCCCTACATTGTCAGTAGGCTTCACCGTGTAGACGGCGAGGAGTACGGCAGGGGTCGTGGTCACCTTGCAAGGGCTGACGCTAGGGGGCTAAGTGAACTGAGGCGGCAAATCCTGATAGCAGCAGGTAGGGATCTGAACCCACCGCTCATGGTTGAGGACGATACTATGGTTGACATGGACATCGCCAATGGCGGTATAATCGTGACCAGACCACCCGTAAAAATATCGCCCAACTTCCTGAAGAGCGGGGCTGACTACGCAGCAGCGGATAAGATTGCAAGGGACGACCGTGACCAGATCAAACAGGCGTTCCTTTCGGACGTTTTGTCGGAACCCGCTTCTCAGCCACGTTCAGCGGAAGAGTCAAGGCAGCGACAGCAGCGCAGTCTACAGAGGCTTGCTTCTGCCGCCGACATTGTGAACAATGAGTTCCTTGGCCCGGTAGTTCAGTCAGTCATGGGGATCATGTCCAGGAGGAACGAACTGCCTGAGGGTACAGAGGCGGCTTCAATGATGGGTGGCTCCATATCTGCCACCGTGAAGTTCAGCAGCCCGTTCTTCTCTGCACAGAAGCAGGGGTCCGCACAGCGTGTCATGTCCTTCCTGGAGAGAAGACTAGCACTCATGCAAGCAACCCAAGACCCTGCATTCATTGAGGACATTCACCCTGACAGGTTACGTGAGTTTGACATGCAGCAGAGTGACGTGCCAGCGGAGATATTCAGGACTCAAGACGAGATCAACGATATTCGAGAGGCCCGTGCAGCCAAGGAGGCCCAGGCAAGGGAGGCTGAAATGCAGCAGCAACAGGCACAGATGCAGCAGCAACAGGCACAAGCGGAGGCCCAGCAACAGCAACAGCAGGGTCCGCCACCTGAAGAGGCTCCTGTAGAGGAAGGTGCGCCAGTTGGATAGAGTACTCAAGGACTATCGCTCTACATTCAACACGCCGCATGGTGAAAGGGTTTTGAAGCACCTGGAGACCATGTTTGGTGTACGTGATACCATTGAACCAGAGGAGATGCTCAACAAGCACCTTGAAGCATCTGGAGAACACACACGGTGCCCAATAGATTCTCATGCTATGGCAAAGCGTCTCGGCTTGAGGTCTGCGTACTGGAAGATACAAGCACTTTTAGAAAGAGCGGAGGAATCCCTTGGCTGAACTATCGGAACACTTGCCTGAGGACTTTGAAGGTAAAGAGTCCTTGAGTGGTAAGTTTGACAGCGTTGCGGGGCTTGCTAAGTCCTATCAGGAACTGGAGAAGAGTATGAGTGGTAGGATAGCCATTCCAAGTTCAGAGGCCAGTGGCGAGGAGTTGGCTGAGTTTTACCAGAAGATCGGTAAGCCTGAGTCTATTGAGGGGTATGGTGCCCCGGAAGGAATGGAAGAATGGGCAGAGAAAGCAAGGGGGATTGCGGATGCGGCAAACCTTACGAAGACTCAGTGGGACGCATTTGTGGCAGCCCAGAGGACTGCAAACGAAGGCCAGGAGGGTCTGGCGAAGAAGTCGCTGGAGGAAGGACACACTCACTTACAGGAAACCTACGGTTCAAAGTACGAAGAGTACCTGGAGTTAGCGAAAAGGGGTCGGGACCACCTGACGAAGAATGAAGCACTGAGCGACATGGTAAACTCACTGGACCTGAAAAATCCACAAGCATACGAACTTTTACGAGAGGTTGGAAATCTAATGGCAGACGATTCGTCACCAGACACCGGCGAGGCTGCTTCGGACCCGGAAAACGAAATGCGTGAGGCAGCAGCACGGATACGTGAGATCCTCAAGGGCAGCGAGTTC